TGTGGTCTAACCTTGCTCGATACCAGTCAATCGCAGACTTAAAAGGCTACGGTGAAATTTGGGAAAACATGGTAAATCTCAAAACACGAGATTCAATGGCTGTTGTTCATGATTTTTTAAAGTCAATAATTATTGATGATTTTCATGACATGATGCGAAACAGTCATTTATCTAATTCAATTTTTGATGCTGTTTATGCTATTTGTTACAAATATAGATGTGACAATGGAGGAACTAGTGAGGATCATATTTTGTGCATGAAATATGCAAAATACTCATTTGATAGGATGTCATCATTTGTTGACAAGGAATAAAAATGGAATACAAATCACAAATTACACCAATTGAAAGCGGTTTTTTTGTTTCAATGCTTGAGGTTAATGGAACAAGCTGCAAAGAGTGCACATCATTCAGTGGTACTTATTGCAGCACCAGAGAGTTTGCTGAAAAACTGATCGAAGATTTTTTCTATGCAAAAGTAAAAAAAGAAAAAGAAGACTTGATAATTGCTCAAAACATCGAAAAGAACGCGAAGGAAAACGCAGTTGAACTTTATTATGCGTTGGAAAAATTACGGCTTCACATTAATATTTTCAATCTTGGACGTGAAGATTCTTTAGATGATGTTTTTCCTGACTTGATGCCTCCAGTTCGCAAATTGCTTGAAAAAATTAGAAAACAACAATAAACCTGCGCTACAATAAAGACTCAACAATCAACAACTAAGGAAACTAAATGAGAAAACCATACATATACGAATCAGTAGTTAAAGAGTGGGCAAATGGAGCAAAGATAGAAAGCAGAATGCCTAGATGTGAATGGAGTGATGATGAATTCCCTCATTGGTATGGAGGAATGGAATATAGGGTTAAAAAATATAGACCAAAAGATATAGTTTTATATGTAGCAGCTTATAGCTCTTTTGGATTTATTGGAAAATCTGAAGATATGTGCGAGTATGACAACCTAAAACTAACATTTGACGGTGAAACAGGAAAACTAAAATCAGCATTGGTACTTACATGAACGGCTGTAACAACAAATGCAACCAAGGACGAGACTGCGTATGCGACCTAGACAAGCAAGAATCAAGCTTAATTGTCGGTATCTGCATTGACTTGGTTTTGGCAGTCTTAGGCGCTGGATTGATAACGGCTTCGGTGGCTTACTATATTTGGTATCGGTTATGAAAAATCAGAATGAATCACTTGACGAATCAGACTTTGAATATATTCAAGCTGAGCGCGATGTGTGGAAAGCGCGTTATGAGTTTGCTTGCGCTGACCGTAAAAAACTTACAGAAGAACGTGATTCAGCGAATAGCAGACTTGAGAAAATGGGAAACTTGTCACTCAGGGTAGACGAAGCAAACGCAAGACTGAAAGCTGCTGCAAAACAGACGTTTGATTCACATCATCAAGAACCTCACGGTTGGATGATGCAAGGAAGCAACCAAGTATTCAAAGGTGAACACGCAGAACTAGATTCAAAAGCAGAAGCAAAGCGATGCGGTGGCACTTGTTACGCTTACCCTATTTATACAAAACCATGAGCAAATACCTACAAATCGCCAAAGCCATCGCACAACTCAGCAAAGACACAACAAAAGTCGGAGCCGTGATTATTGGCAAGGATGGAAGCGGTGGACCGTGGGGATATAACGGCGCACCACGAAAGTGCAACGCTGACGAAGACGAACGCAAAGAACGGCCAGAAAAGTATTTTTGGTTTGAACACGCAGAACGAAACGCAATTTATGCAGCGGCTAAGGCTGGGTTTTCAACCAATGGAACAACAATTGTTGTCACTCACCCGCCGTGCATTGACTGTGCAAGGGCTATCGTTCAGGCTGGGATTGTAAAGGTTATAGCAGCTAATGCTGAAGCTGAATTTACAGCTAGGTGGCTAGAAAGCACAGTTAGAACTAAGCGCCTGTTTGATGAATGCGGGATTGAATTTGAAATTATTGGAGAATCAACATGACGGATAGAAAAGCGTTTGAGTTGTTTTTAGCAACTGCCATTGACCATGATTTTCTTGGCACGCCAATAACGCGCCTATCAGTGATAGAAGCGGGTCCGATGCCATCAATCGTACTTGCTTGGATTGAAAAAGCTTGGCACTTGTCTCGTAAACAAGCTCTACTTGAGTCAATAGATGCGTGCAAAACGGTGGCTGATCAGCTTGTTGTCGGAACATCCGAGCAATATGAGGTTGGCAGGGAAATGGGTGCAACTATTTGCAAAAACACAATTGAGGAACTTTTAAAATGAACACAAAACTAATCTGGGCAACGCCCGATGCTGACAAGCTTATAGCCTACATTGCGCGGGTGTCTAACCCTGCCAATCAAGACAACGAATCAATCACTGGTTTGTTGAAATATATGATGCAACACAATCACGTAAGCCCATTTGAAATGGCGAGCGCGTGCATTGAAATCACTACAACCCGCGACATTGGTCGTCAGATTTTGCGTCATCGTAGCTTTTCGTTTCAAGAGTTTAGCCAGCGTTATGCCAACACAAATGACCTACCAGACGCACCATTGCGCGAATGCCGCTTGCAAGACATGGTTAACCGGCAGAATTCAATCGAGCTAAAACCGTTTGAAAACGAAGGCATTCAGCGGTGGTGGGATGATACGCAGGCCAGCATTCTAGAGGCCTCAGAACGTGCTTACGACATAGCTATTAAGTCAGGCATCGCCAAAGAACAGGCCCGAGCTTTGTTGCCTGAAGGATTGACGACAAGCCGAATGTATATGAGTGGCACGCTTCGTAGTTGGATTCACTATCTACAATCGCGCCTCGACCCGTCAACCCAAAAGGAACACCGCGCAATTGCACAACATGTTATAGAGCAATTGCGAGTAGTCGCACCAGTTACGATTAACGCCTTTTTCCCGGTGATTCCATGACCTGCCAACACAACGCACAATCCTGCGTCATTGAAACCAGGCGTGACAGTCCAACGACGATCTACCGCGTCAGGCTGTGCAACTGCTGCTTTCAAAAGTATGTCACGGTAGAGACCGTCTTTGACGGTGAAATGCCAAAGCATAAGCGTGATTACAAAGCTGAGAAGCTAAAGAGAGAAGCCAACAAAGCAGAAGCGATTGAAATTTCAGATTTATCAAAAAATATTACAAGCGTGTGGAAAAACATCATGTAATTGCGCTACACTTAGACCATGCCACGAACTGACCTTCAGACGGTGGCTAATTCAACAGATAGGAACCATCATGGCTATTGACTTAAGCTCTATCAAGAAGGGTAAAAACCTTCGCCCCCCTCGCATTTTCCTTTACAGCACGCACGGCATTGGTAAAAGTACCTTCGCCAGCCAAGCACCAAACCCGATCTTTATTTGCGCTGAAGACGGCCTAGACGCCTTGGACGTGGCACATTTTCCAATCGCCACCAGTAGCGCTGACGTTATGGAAATGATCCAGACGCTTTACACCGAGGAACACGAATATCAAACCGTGGCACTCGATACGGTGGACTGGCTTGAAAACCTTCTTAACAGCGAGATTGAAGCAGAACACGACGCAAAAGAACTGGCTTATGGCCGTGCTGCAATGTATCTGGCCAACAAGTGGCGCGACATTCTCGACGGGTTTAATGCCCTTCGGAATGATAAAGGCATGAACGTCATTCTCATTGGACACAGTGAGATTAAGCGATTCGACAGTCCCGAGGTAGACAGTTATGACCGTTACCAGCCAAAGCTTCAAACCCGTTCAAGTGCCATCATTCAAGAATGGGCAGATTGTGTTTTCTTTGCAAATTACAAAACAGTGGTGAAAAAAGAAGACTTAGGTTTTAACAAAGAACGCGGACGGGCCATTTCAAACGGTGAACGCATGATATTCACACAAGAAAAGCCAGCTTACTTGGCTAAAAACCGCTACAGCTTGCCGGATAGCTTTTCGCTGAATTGGGGCGCGTTTAATGATGCAATGATTAAGGCGGTAGTATGAGAAATATTGAAACAGGTGGCCCAGCGTTTCCAGTTACGCTGATGGAAGGTCAAACACTAGGAGATGGAACAGCAAACGGAATGACCATGCGCGATTACGCTGCAATTAAAGCGATGGCCGCAATGTTATCAAGTCCAAATTGCCCCATACAAGTTGATAATTCAGAGCTTGCAAATATTTCGTATGAAGTGGCTGACGCCATGCTAGAGGCTCGCAAATGAAAAAAGAAATTTTAATTTTTTGCACCAATGAAACAGCATTGGCAAGCATATTTTCTGACATTGTGACTTTTGGATTCTTGATTCTGTGCATTTGGTTTAGCAATAACCAAGGCGGAGGATGGTGGACGTTTTTTACATGCGGTTTATTTTTGATTAGTATTTCTGCAAAGTCGAAAAAATCAGAATGGATTAAGCTAAAAAGTAAAAAAGAAGCCATTGAATGGGCAAACTCACTTAGCGAAGATGCAACAGAATGAACACCTCAGAACTATCAAAACAATGGCTAAAAGCCAAGTCAGACGAACACGAAGCGCAAGAACGCCGCCGATCAATAGAAGACCAACTAAGCGAAGCTTTGAATGTTGACGACCGTTTAGACGCCGTTCAAACGACTAAACTAGATGACTTTACAGTCAAGGTGACAACCCGATTAAATCGCAAGGTTGACGCCGATCTGGTTCAGGAAATAGCAAACGAGTACGGTATTCAAGACTCGCTTTCTCAGTTGTTTCGTTGGAAACCTGACATCAATCTGACTGCATGGAAAAATGCACCAAAAGAAGTAACTCAACAGCTCTCAAAAGCAATCACCACAACGGCTTCACGGCCATCATTTTCAATCACTACTGTAAATAAGGAATAAATCAAATGGCACATATTGGCATTCAATTCACGGACGAAGACTTGGCATCAACTGGCGACGGTGACTTTTCACCACTTCCAGCCGGTGAATACAGCGTCACCATTGACGGCGCAGACTTGAAACAAACCAAGGCAGGCGATGGCACATACATCAATATGAAAATGCTCGTAGATGGCCCGACTCATATTGGGCGCATTGTGTTTTCGATGCTCAACATTCAAAACCCAAGCCAAAAAGCCGAAGCTATTGGACGTGGACAACTCGGTGATATTTTGCGCATTCTTGGAATCCAGGCGGCTACTTTTGAGGATACTGACCAGCTTTTGGGCGGCAAAATGATTGTTAAGTTGGCAGTAAAAGAAGCCCAAGGCGACTACAAAGCTGGTAACAACGTACAGGCTTACAAGCCACTTACAGGCGGTACACCAGCACCTGTACCACGTCAAGCAGCACCAGCACCACAGCGCCAGGCTACGGCAGCACCTGCGGCCAAGTCGCCACCTTGGGCTAAGAAGTAAGTAAGAATCAGACCCGCTTCGGCGGGTTTATCAACATAAAAGGATTGTTATGAGTTATGCGGATTTCATAAAAAACAAAACTCACACGACGGGAAACTTTGGTTTTGAACCGATTTGGATGCCTGAATCAGCGTTTGATTTTCAACAGCACATTATCACGAAGGCACTGCGAAAAGGCCGTATCGGTGTGTTTGCTGACACTGGATTGGGTAAGACATTAATCAGCATTACGCTTGCTGAAAACATCATTCGCAAGACCAATAAGCGCGTTTTGATTCTCACGCCTTTGGCAGTGGCTTTCCAATTTATCAATGAAGCTGAGCGAATTGGCGTAGATGACATTGAACACAGCAAAGACGGAAAGTTCACGAAAAATATTGTTGTATGCAACTATGAGCGGTTGCACTTGCTTAATCCTGACGATTTCGTTTGCGTCATTCTGGACGAGTCAGGGATTCTAAAGAACTTCGCCGGTAAAACCCGTGACGCTATTGTGGCATTTATCAAGCGCGTACCTTATCGCTTTCTAAGTACAGCAACACCTAGCCCGAATGATTTTATTGAGCTTGGCAATAGCTCTGAGGCCCTTGGTTATATGGGTTACATGGACATGCTAGGGCGTTTCTTTAAAAGCACTCAAAACGATCAAGACAGCAATAACCGCAACATTGGTAACAAGTTTCGCCTACTTTCCCATGCTGAAAAAGACTTTTTCGCATGGGTGAATCAGTGGTCGATTATGGTTAAAAAACCGTCTGATCTTGGCTTTAGTGATGACCGATACAAGTTACCAGAACTTCATTCAAACCGCCATATTGTGCGCAATGATGCACAGTGGACTATTAATGATCAACAGTCTCTTTTCGTTTCACCAGCTCGGACAATGACAGAGGTTCGCAACGAGCAAAAACTCACGGTGAAAAACAGGTGCGAGAAAGCTGTGCAACTTGCAGACGGTAAAACATCAGTTTACTGGTGCAACTTGAATGACGAAAGCGCGTTACTGTCAGAACTTGACCGTGACGCTGTAGAGATAGTTGGAGGCATGTCAATCGACAAAAAAGAGGACATTCTGCAATCATTCGCCAGTGGCGACATTAAGCGCCTGATTACAAAAGCACGAATGACTTCAATGGGTTTGAACTGGCAACACTGTAACCATACGGTATTTTTTCCAACATGGAGCTATGAACAATATTACCAATCAATCCGCCGTTTTTGGCGCTTTGGCCAGAAAAGCGAGGTAGTATGTGACATGGTTATCAGCGAAGGCCAAGAACGTGTTTTAGAGGCTTTGGAACAAAAGACTCAAAAGGCAATTGAGCTTTACTCAAACCTTGTCGAAGCTGCAAACCGTGATTTCAGCTTCACTAAAAAAGAGTTCAATCAATCAATTCAACTACCGGGATTTTTATCATGAAAACAAAAGACCAGATCATTACGCCAGAGTACGCTATATATAACAGCGACTGCATGGCCGTATTGCCAACACTACCCGATAATTCAGCCGATCTAGTCATTTACTCACCCCCGTTTTGTGGTTTATACGCATACACGAGCAGCCCCAATGACTTTTCAAACTGCGATACGCGTGAGCAATTTTTAGAGCAGTATGATTTTTTAATCGCTGAACTTGCACGAGTGACAAAGCCCGGACGGATTAACGCCGTCCACTGTACTGATATTTTTGACCATGCTTCGCGCCTTTGGGACTTCCCACATGAGATTATCAGCATCCACAAAAAGCACGGATTTACATACCGAAACAGAATCACAATCTGGAAAGAGCCGCTTAAAGTTCGCACCAGAACAATGGTTCAAAGCCTGATGCACAAGTTCATTATTGAGGACTCTACAAAGTGTTTCACGGCAATGCCTGATTATGTGTTGGTGTTTACCAAAAATGGCGAAAACGAAGTACCTGTAACGCACCCAGAAGGCTTCAAAAGATACTCAGGATTGACGCCAATTTTGCCTGAAATGCTGCGTATTTTTAACAATACAAACGAGACAAAATATAACAGCGAACAGCTTTGGGAGTTTTTGAATAACAACTACCTTGACCATAAAGACCCGCGAAGTAACAAGCTATCACATTACATTTGGCAGCGTTATGCGTCAAGCGTATGGGATGACATTCGCGTTGATAACGTGTTGCCGTTTCGTGACTCAAAAGAGCAAGACGATGAAAAGCACGTTCACCCGCTTCAATTGGACGTTATTGACCGCTTGGTTGACTTGTATAGCAACGCTGGAGAGGTAGTTTTAACCCCGTTTATGGGCGTTGGCAGCGAGGTTTACAGCCCGGTATCAATGGGACGCAAAGCCATTGGCATCGAGCTAAAAGACAGCTACTTCAAGCAAGCCAAGATCAATCTATCACTGGCATCAAAACGGTTTGAAGGTGAAAACAATTTCAAACAAGAGTCAATGTTTTCGTCAAAACCTGACTTAATGGATTAATATAACCAACCCGCCTAATCAGCGGGTTTTCTATCAACAAAAAGGACAAACAATGTCACAAGACATTCAGGAGCTAATAGACGCTCACCACGAATCCAACCAGGAAGGCCCACGCGGCCACATGGGATGCTCACAACTAGGCCATGCCTGTGATCGCTACCTCTGGTATTCATTCAGATTCGCCGTTATTGAGAAGTTTCCCGGTCGAATCCTGCGATTGTTTCGACGTGGCCAGCTAGAGGAGCGTACAGTCGTATCTGACCTTCAAAACATAGGCATGAAGATCGTAAGCACTGGCACGAATCAGAGCCGGGTTGACTTTGGATTCCATGTATCAGGGTCGATTGATGGGATTATCGAGTCTGGCGTACCTGGTAACTCAAAAGAAAAACACATCCTAGAGATTAAGACGGCCAGCTTAAAGAAGTTCAAGGCTATGCAAAAGGACGGTTTGCAGAAAGCTAATCCTACCTACTGGTCACAAGTCCACCTTTATATGAGTGGCAAACAGATCAACTATGCGTTGTTTGTGATGGTCTGCAAGGACAACGATGAGCTATACATAGAACAGGTGCTATTTGATTACCAAGTAGCTGAAAAGGCCATTAAACGCGGCCATCGTATCGTTAAAGCAGACCGGGCACCGGCTGGAATTAGTACGGATTCGTCATGGTTTGAATGCAAATTTTGCGCGGCGCGGGATCTATGTTTTGGTGAAAAACTAACCAAAGAAGTGAACTGTAGAACATGCGCCAATAGCACAGCACGCGATGACGGAACTTGGCATTGCCAGCATTGGGATATGACCATTCCAGACCTGAGTGCACAACTTTCAGGCTGCGATAACCATATTTTGCATCCCGATATGGTCCCCGGCTGGGATATGCAAGGCTCCGATGCTGGCGTTATCTGGCTAACAAAAGAAGGCCCGATACACAATTCACCAGAATGGTATTTAAGCCGTGAGATTGTCGCCAATTGGAAGGCGTGTGCGAGTGGCGTGCGTGAGAAGTTTAGTGAGTTTGATGCGAGGGTAGTGGGGTGATTGTGCTACACTAGCATATCAACATAAAGGGACAATCATGGGAAAAGTTCTCATAACTCAAGAAGTCTTAGATGAATTCCAAAACAGTGATAACGATTCTCAATTGTTTATGTGGGATTCTCTTGTAAATGGTTTTGGAATTAGAAAAATAAAAAAAGGAAAAGTATCTTTTATTTTTCAATGCAGAATTGATAAAAAATCAGTTAGGACTGTAATAAGATCAAATGAAAAAATGACTCTAGATGATGCTAGGTATAGAGCAAAAATTATGCTTGATGAATATGAAACTAACAAAAAGTCTTCTTTGGTAACTGATAAATCTCCATTTTGGAAATCTGAAATAGTGAAAAAAGCAAAGATAAGCGATGGAGATGTTTTTTTAATTTCAATGAATATCATGGAAAAACTTCAGCCTATGTTATTGAATTTGATTTATGAACAATTGAAAAGTGAGAATTTAGATGTTGCGTGAATATCAACAACGCAGCATCGATATGCTCTACGAATGGTTTTCAGCGGGTAACGCCGGGAACCCTTGCCTAGTCCTACCAACCGGTGCAGGTAAGTCTCACATCATCGCTGCACTGGTGAAGGATGCAATCCAATCATGGCCCGGAACGCGGGTATTGATGTTGACGCATAGCAAGGAATTAATCTCGCAAAACTCTGAAAAAATGCGCCAGCACTGGCCCAATGCTCCAATGGGAATCTATTCTGCAAGCCTGAAACGGTATTGCCTGACAGAGCCTATCGTTTTTGCAGGTGTGCAAAGCGTAGCTAAGCGAGGCAAGCAAATAGGCCATATTGATCTGT